CTATGGCCAAGGGAATGATCAAGGACCCGCAAGAGAGTCTGAAGGCTTGGACAAGACAGAAGTGGCGTACAAAGTCCGGCAAGCCTTCAAAGGAAACAGGCGAGCGATATCTTCCGGAGCAGGCAATCAAGTCACTGTCTGCAAGTGAATACGCCGCAACAACGGCAGCAAAGAGGGCTGGTACTCGAAAGGGCAAGCAGTTCGTCAAGCAGCCAAAGTCAATCGCTCAAAAAGTAAAGCAATTTAGGAATTTTTGAAAATGGCACTTACAGACGCAGAAAAGAACAAGCTACGCAAGTTGGGACTTAGCGGTCTCAATAAGCCAAAGAACACTCCATCTCATCCTACCAAAAAGGGTGTAGTGGCAGTACGTTCTCCTTCTGGTGGCGTAAAGGTAATTCGGTTTGGTGACCAGAAGATGGGTCATAACTATTCACCAGAAGCCCGCAAGGCATTCAAGGATCGCCATGCAAGGAACATTGCAAAGGGTCCACAGAGCGCAGCCTACTGGGCTGACAAGCAGTATTGGGCTGGTCCTTCCGGCTCGAAGAAGATGCCGCCTAAGTCGCAGCAGTACGTCAGGGGCATCAAGCGATAAATGGCTATTTCAAGATCAAGTGTAGGGAGACAGATTTCAATGCCAATGGGTAAAAAGCCAAAGCTCGGTTCGGGTGAACGATTTGCAAAGCTCACTAAGAGCATTGCAGCTAGAGGCAACGTAAAGAATCCAGCAGCAGTAGCAGCAGCAATCGGTCGCAAGAAGTATGGTGCCGAGAAGATGCAGAAGATGGCTGCTGCTGGTCGCAAGCGCAGCAAGGGCTGAGCAAGCAAGGTCGAATAAAAGGGGAGATGCCAAAGCATGTCAACTAGCGGGACATATAACTTCAGCATGGACATTGATGAAGTTATCCAAGAGGCTTTGGAAATGATTGGAGGCGAGCAGACATTGGGTAATGATCCAAAGTCTGCTCGTCGTTCCATCAATCTCCTTCTTCAAGACTGGCAGAACAGGGGTATTCTTCTGTGGTCAACCAATACGACCGTAGTCGATGTTTCTGCATCAGTTACTGCCTATTCCCTTTCATCTAATATGGTCGATGCTATGGAAGTGGTAGTGAACCTAAGCTCTACCGATATCCAACTTGATCGTCTATCGATGGAAGAGTATCTCAAGATTCCACGAAAGAGCCAGACTGGTCGTCCTTCCCAGTACGCAATTCGTAGGGGCAGGTCAAATCCAGAACTCTATCTGTGGCCTGTTCCGGACAATGATGACTATTCACTCAAGATTGAAAAGATCAAGTATCTACAGGATGTCAATAAGTCTGCTGGCCAGATTGCCGATGTATCCAGACGCTTCCTACCGTGCATGACTGCTGGTGTTGCCTACTTCATGTCACTCAAGCGGGCTGGCATTGATGGCAACCGCATCATGTTCATCAAGCAGGAATATGAGGAGCGTCTTGCTAGGGCTATGGATGAGGACAGGGAAAGGACAAGCCTTCGTATTGTACCAAAGCTGAACTTGGTGTAAAATACGAAGATGGCTACTACCAGAATAGCATTAGGCATCTGCGATACTTGTGGATTTCAATATCCATATCGTGAACTGAAGCGTAACAGCTATGGCATGATGGTATGTCCGGAGGACTACGAAGGCCAGTACGATCTCAAGAACCATCCCCAGAATAGATCACCTAATGTTCGAGATGACGAGTACATCCGTAACCCTAGACCACCTCTGAATAACGACCGTAATATCGTCTGGAACAACGCCAGTATAGACTGGGAAGACGAAACTCAATACTGGAATCTAGTTTAAGGAGCGGATATGGCTACTCTCACTGGCAAGACGATTGCCAATACATACAAGGATCTCCTACAGGTCAGCAACAATAACGGGGGTGTCGATGGCACCCTCCGTACTGTTTCTGATGGTGAGGGTACCAATTCCCCACTACAGTTAAGCAACAGCGCAGTCAACATCAATGGTACTTTCCAGCTAAATGGCGCTACTCTAACTGCTACCGCTTCTGCTCTCAATGCGATTACAGATCTCAGTGGGGTAACGGGTTTTCCAGCTATTTCTGGCGGGACCGCAGTAGGCAGGACACTCATTGCTGGTACTGGTGTTTCCGTAGCAAACGGCGATGGACTTGCAAGCAATCCAGTCATCTCCCTTGATTCTACTGGAGTTGTATCTGCTTCATATGGTCCACATATCCTTCTTGAGGTCAATTCAAGAGGTCAGATTGTCAGTGCTGCTACTCCTGTTTCAGTAAGTGTATCGAACTTTACGGCAACCAAACTGGAGTCAACCAACAATCTTGTTGGTGTTTCTGCTACATTCACGGACAAGGTTTCAGCAGCTACTTTTTATGGTGATGGTTCAAACCTTACCAACCTTCCAACTGCTCCTGTATCGGTTTCAGCATACACTGTTAACGTCCTTACGGTAGTCAGTGCAGCAACAGTCAATGGCATCATCAGTGCAACCAACTTTGTTGGTGGTGGTGCTGGGCTTGCAAATGTCAGTGCAATCTTTGCAGCCAGTGCTACCAATGCCACGAATGCTGTCAATGCCACATCGGCTGTGTTTGCATCATCTGCGACAAATGCCACTAATGCTGTAAGTGCTTCATTTGCCACATCTGCTACAGATGCCACAAATGCCACTAATGCAGTTAGCGCAGTATTTGCCACATCAGCGACGAATGCAACTAACGCTGTAAATGCCACTAATGCAACATCTGCTGTATTTGCGGCATCAGCTACGAATGCTACCAATGCCGTCAATGCAACCAATGCTACATCGGCAGTGTTTGCATCAAGTGCTACCAATGCGACAAACGCAGTAAATGCTACATCAGCAGTATTTGCAACATCCGCCACCAATGCAACAAATGCCGTCAATGCAACCAATGCAACATCTGCTGTATTCGCTGCTAGTGCTACCAATGCGACAAATGCAGTAAATGCAACAAATGCAACTTCGGCAGTATTTGCTTCTAGTGCTACGAATGCAACGAATGCCGTAAATGCAACCTCTGCCGTGTTTGCCTCAAGTGCCACGAATGCAACCAATGCGGTAAGTGCTGTATTTGCAACTTCAGCCACAAATGCAACGACGGCTGTAAATGTAAGTGGTGGTTCTGTTCTTGCAACTACTGGTTCATTCAGTGGTGCGGTTAGTACTTCAACCATCTTTTCAAAGGGTATTGTAATCAGTGCTACTGATCTACTCGGAAAGAAGCTTCGGGTGGCTGGTCCTGCAATTTCTGATATTGTCAGTCTTACTGATGGTACCAGCATTGCGGTAGATTTCAATACAGCGCAGAATTTTGCAGTCATGCTGACAGGCAGTAGGACATTGGAGAATCCAGCAAACTGCGTTGCTGGCCAGACTGGCTCCATCTTTGTCATGCAGAACGTATCTGGTGGCAAGACACTATCGTTTGGGAGCAACTGGAAGTTTGCAACAGGAACAGCACCAACGCTTACAACTACTGCTTCTGCGGTGGATCGCATTGACTACATTGTCTTTACGTCTACAGCCATTCATACTGTAGCAACATTGGATGTCCGATAAGACACGAAATCACACATAGAGGAAGGCTAGAGAATGTCAAGCACATATACGACAAGACTGCGGCTTGAGAAGCAGGGTGATGGAGTAAATCCAAACTCTTGGGGTGACATCCTCAATCAGAACGTCATCGACCTGATTGATGAAGCTGTTGCTGGCTATGTCGTAGTCTCAGTAAGTAGCGTTCCAGTAACTCTTTCGGAGAACAATGGTTCTGTTGACCAGTCCAGAAATGCATCGCTTGAGTTTGCTGGTGTACTGACGGCAAACGTCACTATTACCATTCCATCCCACGAAAAGACGTACTTCCTGAGAAACGTTGTTACTGGCAGCTTTGATGTATACATGAAGACTGCTAGCGGTTCAAGCTACACTATTCCAAAGAAGAACACATTTGTTGCTTGTGACGGCACTAACATCCATCAGATCGATTTTCCAGTATCAATCAGCGCCTTCACGGTAAACCAGCTAACGGTAGTCAGTGCCGTAAGTGGTACTGATGCAAAGTTTGCTACTGGTACATTTTCAACCAATATCACGACCCCAAAGGTATCGGCTACTACATCCCTTGCAATTGCGACAAGCGGGGTGGATCGGATCAACGTCGATCCTAATGGCAATGTCGGCTTTGGAACTAGCGTACCAATCAAGCAGCTAGAGATCACGAAGTCTGCTAGGGCACATATCGTAAGCCTGACTGATGTATCCACAAGCATCGCAATTGATTTCAATGTTGCCCAGAACTTTGCAATCCAGCTAGTAGGCAACCGGACATTCGAGAATCCATCCAACTGTGCTGCTGGCCAAACGGGTTCAATCTTCATCGAGCAGAATGTTTCCGGCGGCAAGACCCTGTCTTTCGGAAGCAACTGGAAGTTTGCCAATGGCGAAGCTCCTACGCTCACGACAACTGCTTCTGCGGTAGATCGTCTAGATTATATTGTCTATACGTCCACTGCAATTCACGCAGTTGTAACATACGACGTAAAGTAAAAAGGGAATAATAGATCAAATGCCTTTTCAGAATAACGTACTAGCTGGTGCTTCGGGAGCTACTGGCTATGATGTCCCCTACTCGCTGCGCTTCCGCCGCGCCAATAACGCGGCGATGACGCGAACTGCCGGTACTCCAACCAATGCCAAGATCGTGACATGGTCATTCTGGCACAAGCGCGGCGCGCTTGGCGGTGAGTGGGTGTGGGGCGAAAGCACCGCAGGCGCATCGACATTCTTCACGTTCGACAGCTCTGCTCCCGACACCATTCGCATTTACGTTCGCGGAACCAATCTTACATCGACGCCAGTCTTTCGCGATCCTTCCGCTTGGTATCATTTCGTCGTTGCGGTCGATACAACGCAGGCCACGGCAGCAGATCGCATCAAGGTCTACGTCAACAACCAAGCCGTGACGATGTCTGGAACGATTACCTTGAATGCAGACATCACGTTCAACGAGTCTGGAAAGTCGATCAAGATCAGCAACGGTGCCGGGTGGTTTGCCGACAGCCGCG